TTCGCCGAAGCGCTCGTCGAAGCCCACGTGCTTGACCCTAACCGCTCTTCCGTTTGCGTGCGCGAGATTCAGAAATCCCTCGGACAGTCAGTCAAAAGACTTCTCGAAAACAAGATTGAGGCGCTCGGCGTCTCGCACTATTTTGAAATTCAAGAGTCGGTGATTAAATCCAGGAAAGGCGCTGGTAAAATTATCTTTGCGGGGATGCAAAATCACACCGCCGATTCGATCAAAAGCTTGGAAGGCTACAACTGCGCGTGGGTCGAGGAGGCGCAATCACTGAGCCAGCGCTCGCTCGACCTGCTGAGACCAACCATCCGCCTCCCTGGCTCCGAGCTGTGGTTTTCCTGGAATCCCTCGCAGTCGAGTGACCCGGTGGACGCGCTCTTGCGAGGAGACACGCCGCCGCATGATGCCGCCGTGGTGCGCGTCAACTACGAGGACAACCCCTGGTTCCCCGACGTGCTCAAGGCGGAGCTCGAGTACGACAAGCGCCGCGACCCGGACAAGTACGCCCACGTATGGCGCGGCGAATACCTGCGCAACAGCGAATCGCGCGTGTTCCGCAACTGGCAGATCGAAGAGTTCGACGCGCCCGCAGACGCCGTGCATCGCTTCGGCGCTGACTGGGGATTTGCCGTCGACCCGACGACGCTTGTGCGCTGCCACGTCGTAGGCCGTAAACTATTCATCGACTACGAAGTGTATTCCGTGGGCTGCGAGATTGTCGATACGCCTGCGCTTTTCCTCACGATTCCCGAGTCAGAGCGCTGGCCTATCGTCGCCGACTCCGCGCGCCCCGAGACCATCTCGCACATGCGTAAGAGCGGATTCGGCAAGATTATGCCCGCCGTCAAAGGCGCTAAGAGCGTCGAGGAAGGCGTGGAGTTTCTCAAGTCGCATGACATCATCGTTCACCCTCGATGCACGCACACGATCGACGAGCTGACGCTATACAGCTACAAGACCGACCCGCTGACGGGTCGCATCCTGCCGCAGCTCCAGGACAAAAAGAACCACGTCATCGACGCCCTGCGATACGCCTGCGAAGCAATCCGCCGCGTTTCAGCAGCTCGGCCACCTGTCAAGATTATTCCTGCGCCCATAGCTCATAAGTGGTAAGGACGCCTCATGGCCGAAACGAAGGAAATCCGCCTCGCAAAGATTCACGAAGAAGCTATTACGCGCTTCGATGTGATTCAAAACGCTTTGCAGGTAGAACGCCGCGAATGCCTGAACGATCGGCGCTTCTACTCGATTGCCGGCGCGCAGTGGGAAGGCCCGCTTTGGAATCAATTCGAGAACAAGCCGAAGATTGAAGTGAATAAGTGCCATATGGCAGTTATGCGCATCATTAACGACTACCGCGCTAACCGAATCAGCGTGAAATTCGTCTCGAAAGACGGCTCGCCACACGACAAGCTTGCCGACGTGTGCGCAGGGCTTTACCGCGCTGACGAGCAGGATTCGACCGCAAACGAAGCCTACGACAACGCCTTCGAAGAGGCGGTCGGCGGCGGCTTCGGCGCTTGGCGGCTCCGCGCCGACTGGGCAGACGACGAGGACGATACAAACGATCACCAGCGCATCCGCATCGAGCCCATTTTCGACGCCGACACGTCCGTTTTCTTCGACCTCGATGCGAAGCGCCAGGACAAGAGCGACGCGCGTTATTGCTTCGTTGTCTCGTCAATGTCGTTTGAATCGTACAAAGAAGAATACGACGACGACCCAACAACGTGGCCGAAAATTATTATGACCGCCGGTTTTGACTGGTGTACGCCTTCTGTTGTCTATGTCGCTGAATATTATTGCATTGAAGAAGTAACCGAAACCATTCGGATTTTCACGCTTCTCGATGAAAGCCAAGTTCGTTACCGCAAAGTCGATTTCGAGCGCGATCCAGAGCTGGAAGCGCGCCTTGCTGCCACGAACGCAAAAGAAACCGGCCAGAAGCGCGTGAAGACGCGCAAGGTTCGCAAATATCTCATGAGCGGCGGAAAGGTGCTCGAGGATTGCGGATACATCGCAGGAAAGTATATCCCCGTGGTGCCGAACTACGGCAAGCGCTGGTTTATCGACAACATCGAGCGCTGCATGGGAGCGGTCCGCCTTGCTCGCGATGCGCAGCGCCTCGGCAACATGCAGCGCAGCCGCCTCGCTGAGATTGCCGCGCTTTCGCCGATGGAAAAGCCTATCTTCGTGCCTGAGCAGGTTTCCGGCGTTGAAGAGATGTGGCGTAACGATAACATCGCGAATAACGCCTATCTTCTCGTTCAGAAGATTACGGACGCAAACGGCAACGAGACGCCTGCCGGCCCCATCGGCTACACTCGCCCGCCGCAGGTCGCCCCCGCAATGGCGGCACTGCTCCAGCTCACAGAGCAGGATATGCGCGACGTTCTCGGCAATCCTGAAGGAGCGGACAAGCTGATTTCAAACGTCTCCGGCAAGGCAATTAACGCGGTGTCGAACCGCATCGACATGCAGACGTTTATTTACGTCTCGAATTTCGCCAAGGCCATGAAGCGCTGCGGCGAAATCTGGCTAAGCATGGCGCGGGATATTTACGTCGAGGAAAGCCGCAAGATGAAGGCGGTTTCTGCTTCCGACAAGGTAAGCACCATCGAGCTACAGCGCCCGGTACTTGACGAAGATGGAGCGGTCAAGAACGAGAACGACCTTTCGGAAGCGCGCTTCGATGTGGCCGTCGAGGTAGGCCCCTCGACGCAGAGCCAGCGAGATTCACAGGATGCCTCGCTTCAAGCGCTCCTTGCCACGACCAAAGACCCTCAAACGGCATCGATGCTCGAACTCATGCTGCTCATGAATCTCGACGGCGAAGGCATGTCCGACGTGCGCGAATACTGCCGAACTAAGCTTGTTTCAATGGGCGTCATTAAGCCGAGCGAAGAAGAATCGCAGCAGATGGCCGCAGCCGCACAACAGCAGCAGCCAGACCCGCAAGCCGTGCTAATGCAATCGATGGCCGAAGAAGCCTCGGCCAAAGCCGCGCAAGCGCGAGCAAATACCGTCTACACCGTTGCCAAAACGGGAGAATCGCGCGCCAACACGATCGAAACACTTGCAAAGGTTGATCAATCGTCGCAGAATCACGCGGTTGACATTATGCAGCGAATGAATGCGCAAACTGCGGAGCAACTAAACCCGCAAGCGCAATCACCGCAACCGGCCCCCGTTCAGCCGCAATGAACGAGTGAAGGAAAAACGATGGAATTGCTGGAACCAACTGAAGAACCTCAGACAATCGACGCCGAGCCCAATTCCGACGCCGACCCGCCTGAATCTTACGATGATGAGCCTGAAGACGACGTAATCGTCACCGCAGGTGACGAAGCGCCGCCTGAAGTCTCCCACGAGGAACCAGCTCCGAAATGGGTCCGAGAGGTCAGAAACCGCAATCGGGAGCTAGAACGCCAAAATCGAGATTTGCAGCGACAACTTCAAGCCCCCTTGGCGACTGAGACAAATCCGGTCGTTGAATTGGGTTACAAGCCAAGCCTTGCCGATCATGATTATGACGAGGAGAAATATGAAGTCGCGATGGCTTCCTATTTCGAGCGCAAGCGCAAAGTAGATGATTCGATTGCGGAATCCCGCAAGGCAGAAGAGTCACAGAAAAAGGCATGGGAAGCGACGCTTGAAGCTTACAGCGTCGCAAAGACAAAGCTCAAGGTGAGCGATTTTAAAGATGCTGAGCACAATATCCAGCAGCTTTTTAACGTTACCCAACAAGGCGTCGTTCTCCAAGGTGCCGAAAATCCCGCGCTTGTTCTGTATTATCTCGGACGCAATCCAGCAAAGGCGAAGGAATTCGCCACCATCAAAGACCCTGTAAAATTCTCCTTTGCGGTTGCAAAACTCGAAGCGCAGCTAAAAGTGACAAGCCGCAAATCCCCCCCCTATCCCGAATCATCAATCAAAGGTTCCGCCCCTAAGAGCGGAACCGTAGACTCGCATCTTGACCGCCTGCGCGAAGAGGCACAGCGGACAGGTAACGCCGATCGGCTTATGGCGTACAAGCGGCAACAGGCTGCGAAGTCTAAGTAATTTAAGGAATTTTTATCATGCCTAATGGTTTTTCAAAAGAAGAAGTCGTCGCGTTTGAAAGCCTCCTTACCGGGTTTGAGGATGCGCTTGTATTGTCGAATGCGGTCAACGTGTATCAGACCGATCAGACGACGATGGAACGGACGAATAACGTCATTTGGCGTCCAATGCCGTACATTGCCACGACCATCGACGGCACGGCGGGCACGGACATTTCGGGCACGGGCTTTAAGGATTACACTCAGCTTACCGTTCCGAGCCAGATTAACACCACGCGCACCGCGTCTTTCGCGCTGACCGCGACGGAACTCCGCGACGCGATGCAGGAAGGGCGCCTCTACGAGGCCGCTAAGTCTAAGCTTGCCAGTGACATCAACTTGGCAATCATGCAAACGGCGGCGCTTCAGGGTACGCTCGTCGTGGCGCGCACGGGCGCAGCCTCGGGTTATGACGACGTTTCGCAGAACGACGCCATCATGAACGAGCAAGGCGTTCCGATGGATTCGCGCTATTACGGCATGTCTACGCGCACTTACAACGGCATGGCGAACAACCTTCAGGCTCTTTCGCGCAGCTTCGGCAACTCCAAGAGCGATAACGCCTACGAGCGCAGCCTCGTCGGTCGCGTCGCTGGCTTTGATACGCTGAAGTTTGATTATGCCGTGCGCCTCCCGGCGGCTCTTGGCGGCGCTGGGCTCACGCTCAGCACGCTCGTCGGCGCGGCTAACTACCTTGTTCCGGCAGCAACGACCACGAGCAGCAACGGTCTCGTTAAGATCAACGTCGATAACCGTTACCAGACGATCACCGTCTCGTCCTCGGCGAGCGTTGTCGCTGGCGATGCCTTCACGATCGCGGGCGTTAACGCTTGCCACCACGTCACGAAGGGTGACACCGGCCAGCTCAAGACGTTCCGCGTTATCAGCGTTCCAGCCGGCGGCACCACGCTCGTTATCAGCCCCGGAATCATCTCGAACCAGGGCGCTTCGCAGGCGGAAGAGATGTATCAGAACGTTATCGTTACGCCGTCCGCAACGGCTGCGATCGTGTTCCTCAACAAGGCAGCCGCAGACGTGAACGTGTTCTGGCACAAGGATTCCCTTGAGCTTCTCCCCGGTCGTCTCGTTGTCCCCTCGGCGGCGGGCGTCTCCACGATGCAGGCAGCCACTAAGAACGGTCTTCAAATCACCGCAACGAAGTTCTTCGATATTAACAAGAACAAGGAACTTTTCCGCGTCGATACGCTCTTCGGCACCGTGTGCAAGAATCCCGAAATGTGCGGAATTCAGCTTTTCAGCCAGGTCTGACCGACCAGCCGAACAGCTCGATTGCGTTGCATAGTAAATCGACAAAGGAGGGGGTTTCGGCCCCCTTCTTTTTTTGCCTTTTGTGCTAGGGTGTGCATCATGAGCGATTTTCCGTGTCTCGCGTATCGTTGCCCCGGCGCGCACATCGGCCCCGGCGTCTCGTCGTACGACTACGCAGGCGTTCGCAATTCCGCCGAGCTTGCCGAGCGCATCGCGGCAGGCTGGTCGCTAACGCTCCTCGGCGCCTTGGCGGCGTTTTCAGCGCCAGCGGCTAGCGTCGCTGCGCCGAGCGACTCTAGCGCGCCTCCAGGCGCGAACGATGAAGCACCTCCGACCCGAGGCGAGCTTGAGGCTAAGGCGCTTGAATTGGGTCTTAAATTCGACGGGCGAACGCCCGACCGCAAGCTAGCAAAGAGCATCTCTGACGCGATTCAAGGAGGCTAAAATGGGCTGGACGAAACGACAATACATTGAAGCGGCTTTTGAAGAGCTAGGGCTTGCAAGCTACGTTTACGACCTTCAGCCGCAGCAGCTCGAAAGCGCGCTTAGGCGGCTTGATGCCATGCTGGCCGAATGGAACGCGCGAGGCGTCCGCCTCGGCTATCCGTTGCCGGCTAGGCCGCAAGACAGCACGCTTGACGAGCAGACGACGTGCCCCGATGCGGCAAACGATGCCATTGTCGCGGGTCTCGCCGTGCGCCTTGCGCCGAGCTACGGTAAGCAGGTCATGCCGGACACGAAGATCGCCGCGAAGCGCGGGCTTGACACGCTCATGATGCGAGCCGCAGCGCCGCGCCCTATGCAGTATCCTAGCAACACGCCAGCAGGCGCGGGAAACAGTCAATGGGGCCATTTCTGGGGGCCATTCTTGACGCCGCCAGAAGACGCGCTCCAGGTCGGCAACGACGGATTTGTAGATTACGAGTAAAGGACCAGAATGGCTACGATTAATCAGCTCTCGACAATGACGACGCTGCAAACGAGCGACAAATTAGTCGTTTACAGCAACGAAAACGGAGATGCCCGCAAGGCTAGTCTCGCTTCGCTCGTTTCGTTTCTCGATGCAAATTGGACCTCGCCAAACTACGTCACGCAATACGCTTCGCCGAATATCAACGGCTTTGTCGTCACGATTCAACAGACAAGCTCGCCGATTTGGCTTCTCTTGCAGCCGATCGCGCCTTACGCGCTTGGCTCGATTGTCCTTCCGCTTGCTTCGACGTGTTTCGACGGCCAAGAGGTTTTGATCTATTCCTCGCAAGCTGTAACGTCTCTCATTATTCAAACGAACGGAGCGCTACAGGTCAACGGCGCACCGACTTCGCTCGTAGGCGGCACAGCCTTCACGCTGCGATTCAACGTCCTTTATCAGACGTGGTACACGGTTGCCAACGCGGCGAATCCGGCGCAGTTCCCCATCTCGGGCACGTTCACGCCGATTATGGCATGCGGCAGCATCGTTGGCCCGCTGCCTACGCTGAGCGGGCGTTATCAGCGCATCGGCAATCAAGTTACGATGAATCTCGGAATGGTGCTCAGCGCCACGACGACAATCGTTTTCACAACCGCAACGGATTACATTGAGCTTCTTCCGGCGGAGTTGAAACCATCGGGAACCTTTGTCTCTGGGAGCGCGGCCACAGGCTCGGTAAGTTTTCAAATCGGTGGAACCGTTGCGCCGTTGCCTAGTGTGTTCCAGTTTAGGTTTTCTTCGTCAAGCGGGCCTACCATCACGTTCCCCCCTGGTTTTAACGTCAATTACCAAGTTTCCTACCTAATTTTCTGAGGTTATCATGTCCGTTCTGCAACCATTCAATCCGGCATATACGCAGGGAATTACCGTTTCGCCGCTTGCCGTAGCGGCGAATTCCAAGGTAGGAGACACCTGCAAAACCTTGTGTTTGACAAATATCGGCACGGTGCCGGTTTACGTTCGCCCCTATGATTCGCGCACGGTTGTATCGACGCCAGCCGCAACGGCGGCGGATTACATTATTCCGGTCGGGGGGCAAGTTACGATCACCAAGTCGCAGGATTTTGATTCGCTGACGTACATCGGCGCAGTCGGCGGAAGTCTCCACGTTATTCCTGGCGAGGGTTGGTAATATGCTCCGAGCTTTTACACCTCCAGGCGGCGGCGGCGGCGGCGGCATCAGCGGCAGCGGCACGCCCGGCAAGCTCGCGAAGTTTACGGGCGCGACGGCGCTAGGCGATTCGCTCCTGAGCGAGTCGGGCACGACCATCACGAGCGCGGCAACGGCGGAGACGTTCGGCAGCCCGCAGACTTGGACCCTTCCGGGGAACGCAAGCGGGCTCACCATCAAGAGCAGCTCGGGAAATAGCACGTTCGTTCTCAGCACCTACAGCGGAGGAGTCGGCATAAACGTAGGGTCGGGAGGCCCAGGTACGCTGCTCGATGTCTCCGACGGGTCGGGATATGCGTTCGCTGGAAGCACGTACGAAGGCGTCCGCCTCCTGCGGGTAACCGAGGCTCTCTTCTCATCATCGGACGGCACGCGCTCCTTCCGAGCAGGCGTCACCGGGTCAACCGCCGTCGTCGGTACGAGCACAGCGCACGACCTGCTCTTGCAGCGAAACAACGTGACGGCGGCAACGCTCCAGAGCGGCGCAATCGCGACCGTCACGCTGACAGCAGGCGGCACGCTCTACACGAACGGCACCTACGCCCAGCAGGCGCTCACGGGCGGCACGGGCACGGGCGCAACGGCGGACATCGTTGTGGCGGGCGGCATCGTCACGAGCTGCGTCTTGCGCTCGCCAGGGACCGGCTATGCGGCAGCAGACGCGCTCTCATGCGCGACCATCGGCGCGGGCGCGGGCTTCGTTCTGACCGTCGCCACCATCGCGCAGATTGTAGCAGGCTCGGGCAACGTCACGGCGCTCGGGCGCATCGGCGCAGGAACGGCTACGCCTCGGGCGGCGCTTGATGCGGTGGGGGGGGCTTACGTCGAAGGGTTCACAAACGCACCGACGTGGAACGCGCAAGGCGGGGCGAGCGTATTGACGCCGACAATGCTTCTTTTGAGCAACGCCTCATCTGCAAATAACACGTATCAACCACCAGCCGGCGCGGGCGGCTCTCGCGGGATTAACGTTGCGCTTCGCGTCGACACCTCGTTGCAAACCGCAAGCAGTTACAATTATGGGCAATGGGTCGTGTCTTCTCTTGCGGAAGCAAGCGCAAGCACGGCATACATCTACGGCGGCACGTTTACATCCTGGGTTAACACCACGGGATTGTCTGGCAAAACGGCGGTTTTGCTTGGCCTAACGGGGCAGGTAGTTGTCCAGGCTACGGCGGGGTCTAATACGTTTACCGATATGGTCGCGGTCGGCGGGAACCTAACCTTGACCGCGCCAGCCGTGCAAACAGTCTCGACCCTTGCGCATTTTCGCACGAGCACAGCGTCAATCTCTGGTGCCGCTCATGTGGTAACTAATTTCGCCGGCTTTATGCATATGCCAGCAGGGCTCAACAACGGTGCAACCGTCACAAACTTTTACGGGATTCAGCTACAAGCGCCGACGACGGCGGGCGGCGCAACAATCACAAACCGCTGGGGCATCTCGCAAGAGGACACGCTGGCGAAGAATTATTTCGCCGGTAACGTCGGCATCGGCACGCCGGCACCGAGCGGGCCTCTTTCGGTAACTCCGCTACAATATAGCACGGGCACCGCGTCGCAGGCTCTGTTGGTGGTCACGGGTGTCGGCACGACGTTCACGGCGGCGATGGTTGGTTCGCAGCTTGTATTTGCCAACGGTGTTAGCGCCGGGACCATCACGGCGTTCATTAACGCCACGACAATTAACGTGAGTATTTCGCAGACGGTTACGTCGCAGGCGTATAAAATTTCGTATACCGGGCTACAGGTTTCGACCGTCGGCAACGTCGTCATCGGCGGCAATCTAGCCTTCAACTCTGGCTTCGGCAGCACGTCCACGGCTTACGGTTGCAGGGCTTGGATTAACTTCATCGGAGCAACGGCAGTCATTCGAGGGTCGGGCGGAGTCTCAAGCCTCACGCGAGCATCGGCAGGCAATTACACGATTAACTACACGACGGCAATGCCCGACATCAATTATAGCGCGGTGGCAACAAAGCAAAGCAATGCGGTCAACACCGATTGCCAGCTTTACGACTACATCGCCTTGCGGGCCACGACTAGCTCAACATGGGTCAACGTCGAAAACTCAGGAATTGTTGACTCCGCAAATATTAACATCGCGTTTTTCCGGTGAGCAACATGGACCAAGTAATCATCTATCAAAACGACACGGGCGGCGTTGCCGTCTGTATGCCGACCGCCGAAGCCTTGGGAACCTGGGGCATTGAGGCTATCGCGCTCAAGGACGTTCCATCGGGACGACCGTTTAAGATTGTCGACGTGGCAGACCTCCCGCCCGACGGCCCCTTCTTTAACGCCTGGGAGGTTGATGCCGCGCTCTTGACGGACGGCGTAGGCGCAGAGTCGAGCGAGTTTCCAAAGCTCCCTGAAGAGCCCCCTGCGGTGCTAGAAACGCCCTTCGTGCCCGAGCCTCCAACCCCCGAAGAGGTGCCGTCGTGATTGTCATCAACATCCCCAAAGCCAAAGAAATCACGCACGGGCTCCGACGCGCCGCGCGCGCTGCGGAGTTCGCCCCGCACGACGAGCTGATTGCGAAGCGCATCCCAGGCGCAGACGACGCGGCGGCGGAAGCTGCTCGCGCGGATATTCGCGCCAAATACGCAGCCGTGCAAGTGGCTGTTGACGCGGCAGAATCCGCGCCGGCATTGTTGGAGATTGTCAACGGACTGAAGGCGACACCATGACCACCGAACAAGCGCTCAAGAACCTCGTCGTCGGCTGAAGAACTCACAAAAATCGTGGAACAATTCAAGGCTAAAGTCTAAATGAAAATCCCCATCCTCTCGGGAATTTACACCGATAACGGTCCGGATATTCGAAACGCGTACCCCGTTAACATGGTGCCCGTTCCGAAGGAATCCGGGCTTAGTTCGGGGTATCTTCGCCCAGCGGAAGGGATTGTTCAAAACGGCACAGGACCAGGAATCGACCGAGGGGGAATCAATTGGAACGGGACAATGTACCGCGTTATGGGTACGAAGCTCGTTACGATTGACCCCTCGGGGCTTGTTAACGTCCTGGGCGACGTTGGAGCCGGCGGTCAAGTCACGCTCGATTACAGCTTCGATCGCCTCGCCATTGCCAGCGGAGGGAATCTCTTTTATTGGGATGGAAAGCTGACGCCAGTAGTCCCAGAGGCGCTAGGACACGTGCTTGATTTCTGTTGGATTGAAGGCTACTTCATGACAACGGACGGTACTAGCCTCGTCGTCACGCAGCTAAACGACCCTCTGCAAGTGTTTCCGGACGCATACGCTAGCGCCGAGGCATCGCCCGACCCGATCGAAGGCGTTCTTCGTTTCCGAAACGAAGTCTATGCCATCGGACGAAACACCATTGAGCTTTTTGCAAACACGGGCTCAGCCAACAGTTTTCCGTTTCAGCGCGTTGAAGGCGCGCAGATTCAGAAAGGCGCAATTGGCACGCACGCCGCTTGCATCTTTAACGAACTCGTCGCCTTCGTCGGCTCAGGTGCAAACGAGTCACCTGCGGTTTATCTTGCGGTGAACGGAACGCTTAAACGCATTTCCACGCAAGATATTGATATGCTTTTGCAGACGTACACCGAGACGGAGCTAGCAACGATCGTTTGCGAGACGCGCAACGACAAGGCGCATCAATTCCTTTACATTCACCTTCCCGATCGCACGCTAGTTTACGACCTCGACGCCTCGCAGCGCGCAGGCGCTCAAGTGTGGCACACGCTGACGAGCAGCGTCGTTGGGTTTGAGAAGTACCGTGCGCGAAACATGGTATGGGCTTACGACCGATGGAACACGGCAGACCCGACGAGTACTTCATTCGGCTATCTCGATTATTCCGTCTCTTCGCACTACGGCGCGCAGGTTCGATGGGAATTCTCGACGGCCATCATCTACAACGCAGCCGCGGGAGCGATTTTCAATCGCCTGGAGCTCGTCTCGCTTGCGGGTCGCGCGAAACCGGGCACGAATCCCAACATTTCGACCGCCTACAGCCTTGATGGGCAAACCTGGGGGCAAGAGCACCCGATTAGCGTCGGCGAGCGTGGCGACCGGGCGAAGCGCCTTGTGTGGCTGCGCAACGGCATGATGCGGCGCTGGCGCATCCAGCGCTTTAGCGGCACGAGCGATGCGCAGATTTCCCCCGCCGTGCTTGAGGCGCAGCTTGAACAATTGGCCTACTGATGCCCCCGCCGTTCCTTCGCCTCACCCGACCCGAAATCGCTGCATTCGCAAGCGATTCGCGAACGATTCGCGAGATTGAAAAGCTCGTCGCTGCGGTCAACACGCTTAACGATGCCGCCGCAACGGTGCTCGGTGCCGAAGGCGAAACCGCAATGGCCGCAGCGGGGGAAGCCATCGGGCTAGCGCTCCAGGCGGCTCGCGACGGGGCTATTAACGCAGGGACGGCAGACGCTAAGGCAACGCAGGCGCTCGCCTCGCTAGACCGCCTCTCTGACGCCGTAGAGCTGCTTGCGCTTGCCCCTGCTCAATCAGGCGGCAACGGCTACGGGCGGAGCGGGCGTTACGGAGCGTTCCACGATTCGACCACGCAAACGGCGGCGGTTGCGAATACGGCGTATCCGATTGTTCTCGGAGCAACCGACCTCTCGCTAGGCGTTTATCTAGGTGCGCCGACAAGCCGCGTTTACGTGGACACGGGCGGAATCTACAACATTCAGTTTTCCGCGCAGCTTGACCGCACGAGCGCCACCGATGGCATCATCTGGCTATGGCTTCGGATTAACGGGACGAATGTTCCCGACAGCGCGAGCCAAATCCGAATCAAGGGCAACAACGCGGAAACCATCGCCGCGTGGAACTTCCTTGTAAATCTTAACGCTGGAAATTATTTCGAAATCGTTTGGGCGGCAGACGACACAGCGTCAAGGCTTCAGGCAATTGCCGCCGCGGGCGTCGTGCCTGCAATTCCCTCAATGATTCTGACCGTAGACAACATTTCAACGTGAGGCTTTCATGGGCGTAACCATCGTCAACATCATTCCGCGCAAGCAAGCGGAAGTCGTTCAAACGACGCAATACACGGCAGTCAATTGCAAGACCATCATTGACAAGTTCACCGTAACAAACACAAACGTCGGAAACGTCACCTTCTCGGCGAACCTCGTGCCTTCCGGCGGCGCAGCGGCAACGTCGAACCTAATCGTGAATCTTCGTTCCATCGCCCCCGGCGAGTGCTATCTTTGCCCCGAGCTGGTTGGGCAATCGCTTGAATCCGGCGGATTCATCTCGACGATCGCGGGTACTGCGACCTCTTTAACCATCTCAGCCACCGGACGGGAAATCACAGGATGATGCGCAAGCCATTGAGCAAGACGAGCAAGGGCTAATGCTGACCGTTGCCGAATCTCACGCGCTAGCCGAGGTCGAAAAGATCGAACGGCTCGAGGGTGCCATGCTCGAATGCGAGCAGGTGCCATGCCCGGTTGAGCACATCTTCGGTCCGGGGCTCTATATTCGGCAAGGTATTATCCAGACGGGTACGCTCGTCGTCGGCCATCGCCACAAGTTTGCGCACACGAACATCTTGCTTAAAGGCTCGATGCTTCTTGCGACTGAAGACGGCGTGACGACGGTCACAGCGCCGATGGTTTGGATTGCCCCCCCTGGTCGCAAGGTGTTTCTAGTTCTCGAAGAAATCATGCTTCAAAATCTTTATCCAACAGAGCTTTTAGACCCGGACGCCATCGAAGAAGAATACATCGAAAAGAGCGAAACATGGGGCGAAGCTGAAAAATTGCGCATTGCTCAATTTGTTAAAATGAGTTCAGAAACGAAGGAATTAAAGCCATGTGGGTAGCAACAGCAATCGCAGCGGGTTCGCTTATCTCCGCAGGCGCGACGTATTTTAGCGGCAAGGCAGCCAGCGAGGCGCAGAGCGACGCGGCAAACGCGGCGCGCGCCGAGCAGGAAAAGCAATACGCATCGATGCAACAGCTGCTTGGCCCTTACATGGAAGCCGGAAAAGCGGCGCTAGGGCAGCAGCAAGCGCTTTCGGGCGCTTCTGGTCCCGAGGCGCAACGCGCGGCAATCGATTCGATTCAGAATTCGCCGCAGTTTGCTGCCATGACGGCGCAAGGCGAGCGCGGGATTCTCCAGAACGCCAGCGCGACCGGCGGTCTTCGCGGTGGAAATACTCAAGCCGCGCTTGCGCAGTATCGCCCGCAAATGCTGAACCAAGCCATCAATCAGCAAATGGCTCAGCTTGGAGGCATTGCCGGCATGGGTTACAACGCCGCCGGCCAGCTCGGCCAAGCGGGTTTTGGCGGGCTCCAGTATATCACCGAGGCAGGGCAGGCGCAAGCCGGCGGCGCCATGGCGACGGGGCAAGCAATCGCGAACCTCGGCAGCGGGCTGGGCGGAGCGGTCGGTCAGGGTATCATGTATCATAACATGATGAACCAACAAGTAACTCCAGGACAAGCCAACGCATACAACAACATGACGCCAGCTCAGCGCGCACGGTTTTAACAATGCCCAACCCAAACAGCTACGCGCTCAACATCCCTGATCCTACTCAATCCGTTCTAGCCGGTGTTCAGGGCGGCGCGAACATGGCGAACACCCTTACGAGCAGCCAATGGGCAAAGGACGATCGCGCTACGGCACAAGCTGCCGCGCAAGCTGCCTATGCAAAGCAAAAAGCGCTTGAGCAGCAGCTTGCGGAAGTCTCAAAAAACCCGACGGCGGACAAAATCAATCAAATGATGATTGCGCATCCTGGGCTTTCGGAAAGTCTCAAGGCGGTACACGGGAATATCTCAACGCAGGAAAGCACCGCGGCGGTTAACGCCATGTCGCCTATCTTTGCCGCGTACCAAAACAAACAGCCGGGCATCGCTCGTGAATTGCTTGTGCAGCAATACGACGCAGCGAAAAATTCACAAGACTACAAAAAGTCAACCGCGATTGAAACACTGCTCAAGCTTCACGACGCCGACCCTGCGGCTGCGCAAGCATCCATTGGGGTTCGGCTCGGCACGCTAGGCGGGCTCGATAAATTCGCCACGGTTGCCGAGACGCTTGCAAAGACGCCGGCTGAGGTAGCCAAGCTTGGCGGGGAAATTTCCAAGCTCGGAGCGGAGACCCTCAAAACGGGTGAAGAAGCCAATATGGTTAAGCCGCTGGCGCGAGCGGAAATTTCTTATAAAAAAGGTCAAACGGAGCAAGGCTGGAAGAAGCTTGCCATTGACGAAGACACCCTCGCTTCAAACACCGCACTTCGCCTCAAAGAAATTACAGATAAATACGGTGAACTTCCAGAAGGAACGCTTAAAGTTGTAAACACTGCATCGGAAGCTGCAATTAAAGCGGGCAGTCAATCAAAGCAAGCGTTTGACCTTGCAAATCAATTTACGGCAGCCGATGCTTCCGGCGGAATTCGTCGCTCGAATATGGAATGGATCAAAGAGACGATAGGCGGACAAGATGAAGTTTCCGCCATGCGTACAAATTACAAGCGCCTGAGAAATAACGCCGTTATTTCTAACCTTCCAAAAGGCTCCGCTTCAGATCGAGATATTGAAATCGCCATGGGAGGCTTTCCAGGAGAAAACGCCAACACGTCGCAAATCGTCGGGTTTCTTCGAGGGATGGCTAAGATGTCCGCAATTGAGGAAGCAACCGAAGCGGCAAAGGCCGAATGGGGAGGTGCTGTAAAACATCTTGGTAAGACGCCGAAAGATATTGAAATTATGGGCGTTCAGGTGCCAAAGGGCACGACGTTTAGCGAATTTGTCAAGAAAAACTCGGAACGTTTTGCAGGCGATACGCTGAAGCGCCTTGAAGCCGAATCCAATAATAAATCTGTGGACAATCTTGAAGCCAAATACGGCAGCGGGCACTAAGGATAATTTATGGCTACCACAGCAACCGAAGAGCCCACGATTTCGCAAGGCGGCAAAATCAGCACCTTTGACAAAATTTCAGGTGCTCAGGCTTCGCTAAATTCTCCGACGGCAACGAACATGTTTCAGGCGTACAGCTCCGGCCAAATGACGCCGGAGGACGCCAAGGCATACGAAGCGCACGTTAAAGCCGGGGAGATCATGCTTCCTCGTGGTGCAACGCTCAAGGGCGAAGCCGCAGGTGAAACGGCAGCTCCTACGGCTCAAGGTGCAGCACGTGAGCTTCCGATGTCCGTCTGGAAAGCCTACGGCAGCAATGCCATGAGCCCTGAAGACCGAATCTCGCTTGAAAGGCATGTAAAGTTAGGCCATGTGGCTCCTCCGGTTGATTTCGTTATGGATCAAACCGAGATGCCTAAAACGACGCTTGGCGGCATTGGCTCTGCTATCGCTCGCGGCGTGGCTCCAGCGCTTCCTATGGCCGCAGCGGGCGCGGGAATCGGCGCGGCGTTAGGCGCCCCCATTGCCGGCGTTGGCGCTATTCCTGGAGCTGCCGCAGGCGCTTTGGTAGGTGCCGGAACGTCGTTGCTAGCCGACCCGCTTACCGAGGCTTTTAACAAGCTGACCGGCGGGCATGTTGGAATGCCTACAGAGGCAATTCAGCAATTGCTTTCTCATTTTGGCGTCCAGGTGCCCGACACCGCGGTCGAACATGTTATGCAGTCAATGGCCGGCGGCGCTGCAGCTGGCGTTTCTGGCGCTGGCGCGGCGAAGGTCATTGGCGGCGCTTTGGGCATGGCCCCCATGGCTCTTAACGCGGCCAGCAAGCTCAACAAGGTTGCCCCGACTCTAACTCGATTCGCCGCCGAGATGGCTGAAGCTCCTGTTGCTCAAGCTATCGCGGGCGCTGGCGCTGGAGGCTCCGCGCAGATTGCTGCAGAGCACGGTGCCGGCCCTGGGATGCAACTTGCCGCGGGGCTGCTTGGCGGCGCTGCGACAGGCGTTGCGAGCACGATGCACCTCACGGGTCCAAATGCGGCGGACCTCGCGGGTAGGCAATTGGCAGCCGAAGGGGAGCAGTTCAAAATCCCTGTTTTAACATCGGACGTTTCTCCGCCGCGAACCTTCGTCGGGAAGAATCTTCAAGCTGCGGGGGAGCGCGTTCCGATTGCCGGGACCGGCCCGCTGCGTGCGGCGCAGCAAGAAGCGCGGATCAATGCAGTTCGCGAGTTCGTGCAAGAGCATGGCGGAGCATCGGCGGCACAAGCTGTGGAAGAGGTAACGGCTAACCTCTTGGCGACGCACGGAGAAAAACTAAACAAATACAACGGAAAAAAGCTTGAAGTAATCAATCGACTTTCTACAAATGCAGCGGTCCCAACGCCGAATGCAATTGCTGAAATTGACAAACAGATTAACTTTTTGTCGTCGTTGAAACTGAAAGAGTTTAACCCTGCAATTGCTATTCTTGAAGACTGGAAGCAAGCATCGCAAGGTCAAAACCTTTCAAATATTGAAGTTTTGCGGAAGCAAATTGGTAACGTTTTTCAAGCGCCAGAACTTGCAAGCGTTCGAGACACGAGCAGCAAAGCTCTTTCGTCTATTTATCACGCGATAAATGAAGACATGGGAGAATTTATTCTTGCAAACGGGGAACGAAGAGATTTTGCAAAATGGAAAATTGCAAATCTTAGACTTGCCAAGTTAAAAGGAGAAGTTGACGACAAATCGGTGCTTGAACAGATTTTGAATAAAGGAGAAGCAACGCCAGAGCTTGTTCGTAAGATGCTTTTTTCTACGAAACCAAGCGATGTTCGAGTTCTCTATAGCAAGTTGAGCCGCCAAGGAAAAACGAGCGCTCAATCTGCCCTTATTGCTGAAGCCGCCGAAAAAGCTACGACAGACGGAGTTATTATTCCTGACCGTTTTAGCTCAGGCGTTGACAAACTGAGTTCACAATTAGGCATCTTTTTTCCTGGCGATGCAAAACGCAAAGTTGACGGGCTCGTAAGCGTTCTTCGCGCGACCAAGCGAGCCGGCGCAGCGGCTGCGCACCCGCCTACGGGTGTTCAAGTTGCCACCGTTGGCAGCGCTCTTGCTGCTGGACATATTGCCGGGACCACACTTGGCGGCGTTTCGCTTCTTGGAGGCGCTGGGGGGCTTGCTAGACTTTACGAATCGGCACCCGTTCGCAATCTCCTGTTGCGGTTGCCTCATGTTCGTATCGGAAGCGCTGAAGATTCGGCAATCATGCAGCGCATTAACAACGCTGCGGCAAAGAACGCTCCGCCGCCCCCGGCTGGAGCTCCTTCGCCTGTAACTCCGCCCGGCACGCCTCCTGTTGCGCCGCACGCCCCGCCTACGGCACCGCCAGCGGCACCAGCCGTTGCGCCCCCGGCGGCTGTTGTTCACGCCCCAGCGCCAGCCGTTGCGCCTCCTGTTGCGCCGGCAATCGCGCCAGCGGCACCAGCCGTTGCGCCGGCACCTGTTGCGGCTCCCGTCGCTGCCGCCATTGCGAAGCGTCCGCTTAGCCCATTTGCGTCAGAAGGCATCGCGCCACCAGTTAACACGTTCGGCTCAGTAGGCATCGCTCCGCCTGGGAAGCCGGTTCCTGCCGCCTACCCGCCTGGGGTTAAATCTAGCCCGTTGGCAACGAACGGAATCGTTAAGAAGCCGCCTAGCCCGTTTGCGTCAGAAGGCATCGCTCCGCCTTATGCGAAAGACGCCGCCCCTGTGGCCCCCGCTGCCGCGCGCGCAGAGGCTGCCGTGCAAAAGGCTAACGTTGCCAAAGTCAACGCGCTAACCGACTCGCAAGCGCGCTACGTGGCTCGCAGCCTTGGTTTCGGCCACATGCCCGAACACCTAAAGGAAGTACTCAAGCAGACGCACCCGGAAGACTTGGCGAAAGCGCTTGAAAACGTCCCGGCGGTCGCCAAGGAAAAGCCAGCAGCAGCCGCAACGCCCGCCGCCGCGGCGATGAAGCTTCTTCCCGAGGTTTCCGAATCTTCGGCCAAAGCCGCAAAGGCAGCAGAGAACAAGCGCCTCGTGATGGAAGCCAAAGCCAAGAAAGCTTCTCCTGCGGGCGCTGAAGCAATCCAATTGCCAGCGACGGAGACGCCGCTAGCCAAGTTTGAGAATGCCCGCGCGTCGAAAGCCGCAGAGGTCAAGGCTCTTGTTGAGATGGCCGCCGCAAGGAAGGCGGAAGCTAAGTCTAAGGCCCCGGCGGTTAAGCAGGTGAAGCCTGCTGCCGAGACCGGAGCGAAGATGACACGGGCGGAAATAGACGGTGCAATAGACGAATTGCTGTACGCTCCAACTAAATCCAATGGAAAGCCGCGCGTGTCGTTCAAGACGAAGATAGAGGCGAATTGGTTTCGTAGAGGATTTGAAGCGGCTAACGAAAAGCCGGGGCTCCCGCTTCCAAATCGACAACCGGGCGTTCCGGCGAATGAGCAGAAGATACACGACGCATTCGCGCAAGGATGGGCGCGGGCGCAAATGAAGCTTCGCGATAAGCCCACCGCCGCTTCCAAGCCAGCCAGCATTGAAGCCACGGCAAAGCCGCTTCCAGAGCGCACCTATGACACGATGAGCGACGCAATCGCGCTTTCTTCGCCATCTGGCAAAATGTCTAAAACATCAAGGGATGCGGCAGAAAAGCGTTTGAGCGAAAAATTGTTTGGAGAAGGAGGAATGCCCGCTCCGAGCCATCCTCAACCGCTTGAACAAGTAAGCCTTCGTCGGCAAGCTGCTGAGCTGGATAGGCTTGCAGAAGGCGGGATGAAACCAAAAGCCTTCCGCCAAGACGCTGAAAATCTGCGCAAACGGGCAGACGCGCTAGACAATGCAGCCGGCATCAAAGCCACGGCAAGACCATTCGATCATGGTGAACTTAATCTTCCTCTATCAAAACGAGGAATTACGGACGCCCAAATTGATCGACATTTGAAGGTGCAACGTCAAGAGGCAGAGCAATCCATTCGCGAGGGTCGCGCTCAAAGCGCTGTTGACAAAAAGGCTGCGGAAGAACTCAACCTGAAGTACGGCGACCAATTAGCGTCAAGAACCGCTTTGAAGCATGGTCTTGACAAAAAAGCAGTTGTTGAACATATCAATAGGCTTGTTTTGGACAACCCAACTGAAGCTATCAAATTGCTTGAGCGTGAAACGGCGAAGGCTCCAGCGGTTGAAGCTGAGACAACAAAAGCCGAAGCTCAAGTTAAGACTGTTGTGAAGCAGCACACCGACGGCACGTTTTCTGCAAAGTTTATTGTTCCAAAAGACATGATGCCTGAGCAAATCGGGGGGCATCAAAAGAAGTTTCTAAAGACGACTCCAGCCGGTGACTACATAATTGATGATCCCGGCAGCACTAGCGAAACTGCGCACGAAGCGTCAAAAGACCTGCTTTTCAGCTTGCGGCAAGCTCACGCCAAATTTCTAACCCCTTATGACCAAGCATCTTCGGAAAGAGTCGCTGCACAGATAGAGCAGTACAAGGCAACCGTTGATCCGATTGTGTATGCAATCAAAGAACAAATCCAAGGCAGACGAAACAAGCAGCTTGCCAAGATTGTTGCAGACGAAGGCGACAAGCCGGCTTTCTGGATAGATGACCAAGTGCATCTTGAAAGCGGCATTCATGGAATGACCGATCACGGCGAAAAATACATGACAGAGAACGGCGAAAGAGCCCCGAAAGTCTTTGCCAAAAAAATCGCAGAAATCGTGAATTCTTCAGGCGAGGGAAGACTTTGGGGCGCCAACAAAGCCGCTAAAAATGTGGCGGCAAAAGTTCATGCCGAATACAAAGTTAATGAAGCTGCCAACGCTGTAAAGCAAAAAGCCGTTGAAGAAGCTAAAGCAGTCGAACAGGCTGAACAAGCAAGAATTCACAACGAGAAGATTTCTCTTGAAGGCGAAAAAACGATTAGGTCGTCTTCTTCTGCTAATTATAACGTTGGAATTAGAGATGATAAAGACGGTATTTCCGTCATTGAATCACGGATTTACACAAAAAAATCCATGCCGGGTGTCGAATTGCTGGCGTGGAAAGCTCCCGACGGATGGCGAACCGCAGAAAAGAAAACGGGTATGGGCGTGAGCGGAGTTGCTACATCTTCAGCTAAAAAAGCGCTCGACAAAGGGTTTGAAGCAATCCGCGCAAACGGAGGTTCAGAACGTATCAAAAAAATGATTAAAAGCGGAGATTTCAAAATACTTAACCCCGAGACTGGAATTGAAGCTACAGCGCAAGCCCCGTCCGTCGTGATCAAAGGTAACAAATGAGCACCCCATTTTCAGTAAGCGAGCCGTTTCCCGTCTTTCAAGGCTCCGATGGTTCGGCGCTGGAAGATGGCTACATTTACATTGGCACAGCGAATCTTGACCCGCAGACAAACCCGGTGCTGCTCTACTGGGATTCGGCGCTCAGCATTTCCGCTGTGCAGCCGCTTCGCACGATTAACGGCTACATTTCGCAAAACGGCACGCCGTCTAAAGTCTACGTCAACGCGGACGATTATTCGATCCGCGTATGCGACAAGACGAATTCGCTGATTTATTCGGCGTTGACGAGCGTAGGCAGTATCCCGTTTAGCTGCATCACGGGGCAAGTTCCTGGCGATAGGGTTAACTTCCTCGCCGCTGGAGCGCTTGCCGTCACGCGGACGGCTCAAGCAAAGATGCGCGATGCGGTGTCGGTTTTCGACTACATGACGCCGGACCAGATTGCCGACGTTCAGGCGCGAACGCTGACGTACGATGTGACGGTGCCGATTCAAAACGCCATCGATGCGGCGCAAGATGTGTATTTTCCCGAGGGAACTTACAAAATCACAGCGTCGTTGACGGTCCTTTTCTCAATCGGTAAGACGCTGCGCGGCGCAGGCAAGGGAAAGACCATCATCAAGAATGAAGGCTCCGGACCAGGGATTACCAGCACGGGCAACGGCTTCATTGGAAACTTTAACATTCGCATTTGCGACCTTGCCATCCAAGGGCGTGCAGGAACCACGTTCGGGATTCTGTGTACTTACACGTTCTTTTCGACCATCGAGCGCGTGGCGCTGTACTCCTGCGGCAGCGACGGGCTTAGGGTAGACCATTGCTCGACGGTAGACATCTCGTCAGTTCATTCATACAATAACACTGGTTGCGGCATCTGTTTCGGCCCCGGCTCGCTGGCGTGCAACGTCAACGGCGGCGAGTTCGTCACGAACACGTTTGACGGCATCCTCATCACGGCGGAAGGCTCCACGGCTCCGCTCGGGGTTTCGGTTGTCGGCGCTCATATTGCGTTTAACACCGGGTGTAACGTCGAATTGATTGACGCCAAGCAATGCAATTTTGTCAACTGCCGAATCGAGACCTCGACGGGTTATGCCACGACAAAGAACGTTTACATCCGAGGTACAGCCGGCACGTCTGATAACGTAGTGCTGAGCAATTGTTCGCTTAGTGGGAACAATGCGACGACGACAATTCAGTCAATTTTTGTTGCAAATTCAAACGATGCAACAATTGAAAACTGTTTTATTGATACAAATTCACTTGTAGATACAACAAGTGCTAGGACTAGGTTTTTGAATTGCACATTGTATTACGTAAATGTTCGCGGTCAGGACGCAACATTTGACAAATGCAACATTACAAACGGGACGGCAATTAACCTTTCTGCGGCGCGGACTAGGTTTATTGACGGCGTTCAAACGGGACTAACTGATCTCAGCCCGAGCACGTCATTTTATCCGCCGAAATTGTATGGTTGTGCAACCTTGCCCGCTATTGCTCCGGGGCTAGACGGTCGCATCGCATACGTGAACGATACGCTTGTTGCGCACGTGTGGGGTCAAACGGTACTCGGCGCAGATGGTGGAGGCGGAATTAAATACATGGTCGTTAATTTGAACAATGCGTGGACCGTAATGGGGAAATGAGCTAAGGCGGACCCATGACGAACGCAGAGTCTATTCAGGTTTTGATCAACGTCGCTCACGCTGCGCAGAAGTCAGGGATTTTCCTGCTTTCTGACGCCCCCGTGGTGCTTGAAGCGGTGAAGCTCGCCGAGGCGCTCAAGCTCAGTCTCGCGCCGCCGGAAGCTCCACCGAGCGACGCGCTGTGAATCCCGCGATCCTGGCGCTAGTCGTCACGACGCTTTTCCAAGCGTTTGCAGCGGTTTGGTGGGCTTCGCGCATTAGCGCGCAGCTCGAATCGCTTCAGAAAACGGTGGACAGCGCCAGGATCGACATTTCGGCCCTTCACGCCGCCGTACAGGCGCACGAGGTCGAACTAGCTGTGCTCCGATCGAAGGCCGCAAAATGACGATCCCCGCATGGGCCGCGCTTGCGTGGCCGATCGTAACCGCGATCATTAACGCGCTCTTCCGATTCCGCTCACCCGATGCGTGGTGGGCGTGGGCAGAGCGCAACCCGCGCCTCGCAGGCGTGGTGCGCCTCGTGAGCGCGCTTGGTCTCGACGGCGCAAAGGCTCTCAACGCACTGAAGCAAGTAGCGGGGAAAGAATGAACCATGCTCGTCGAATGGTCGCCTTGGCTTGCCTTGCTTTTTGTTGCGTTGGCTGCGGAGCTGGAGCGCAATGCCGCTCGGTGGTTGCTGCGGCGGTCGCGCTCGATACCGACTGCGCCGCCGTTGGTCTCGCGCGCCACGATCCTACGCTCCTTATCGCGTGCGCGTCTGCCTACGGCAGCGTTCGCACCGCGCTCGCAGAAGGAAGCTGCAAAGACGAGGTAACGCGATGAGCTCGCTGGTAACAGCGACCACGCTGCTTGAATTCTGCAACATCCTTCGCAGCCTTTGGCAATCGCTCGCAACCGGCGGGAAGTATCTCCCGGAATCCGCGTCTTTTCGAGCGTTTGCGGCGCTGACCGACAGCGACGCCGAGCTGCGCGCAAGATTCATTCTTGCGGCGCGCGAAGATGCCGTTTTGCGCACGCAGCTCCGCATGATTGCCGATGCATCGCCAGCCAGCGCTTCGCGCGACACGTTGCAGCAGCTCATCGACGAGATTAACGCGCCGTGACGCCGCGCGAGCTTCCTGCTAAGGCGACGCCGGTGTCACCGGCTGAAGTTTACCTTGCTCTTCGTCTCCAGCTAGATGCTCAGCTAGGTCGCGAGCAGGTCACGCGCGCAGGTGCCATGATTCTCGTCGGGCAAATGGCCCTAGAGACGGGCCGATTTAAGGCGAGCATGAATTACAATTTAGGCGGCGTAAAATGCGGCTCGAATTGGGATGGCTGCTGGCAGCATTTCGCCACGACGGAGCACTTCTCGCCTGCGGCCTCCGCCGAGTACCTTGCGCGCGTGCCCGAAGGGGCGAAGGTTGAGCACACGGGCACCGACGCGAAAGGGCTCTGGATTCTGCGCTTCTCCGGCAAGCATCCGATGAATCGCTTTCGCGCGTACGAGACCCTCGACGTGGCGATGGAGTCACACGTTCGCTTTTTGCTCGGCAAGCGCTACCGCGCAGCGGTTTTCCTCGCCATGGCCGGCAAGGCCGGCGACTACTCGCGAGCGCTCCGCGTTGCCGGGTACTACTCCGGCGACCCGGACGATTACGCGCGCAACGTGTCAAGCTTGGCAAAAGAGTACGACCGATCGCTCCCCGCCGATGAGACGCCTAGCGTGCCCGTCCCTGAGCCCCTGACGATGGCCGCATCGTTGCCCCCGGTTGACGCCGAGAACGAGCGCCACGAGCCACCAGCGCCGCCCGTTGCGCCTCCTCCCGTCGCACCCGTCGCGCTCCCTCGGGTCGGCGAGCCGCTCCCCGTCGTCGCGCTCCCCTGGTGGCTGCGCCTCCTGCGATGGGCGTTCCGCCTCATGATGCGTTAAACAAGAGCGCTCTGCAAACAAGAGCGCCCACGCTGGTATTTGGGGCAGCGTAGGCGATCAAGTCCCGCAGTATGCGGAAACGGCAGCGTGGCACGCCACGCTAGAAGATGCACGGAAAAAAACCGCGCTTGGTTATTCCGCGGCTTTGGCTTCCGCCATGACAAGCGGCTTTGCCGTTCCGGCAACGTAGCGCGCCCCCTTGGTTGCGCCTTGCATCCGGATTCGTCCGGAGCGAACCGCGAAGCGAATCAAGAGCGAGACCGACGAGCGCGCAAGCCCGTAGCCTTCGCGCTGGAGCGCTTCAACGAGCTCGTTGCGGCTGCGTGCGCCGTCGCCAATAGCGGCGGCAAGCGCCTCAATGAGTTCGGGGCGAACCGCCCCATTACGACCTGCGACCATGATTTTTGAAGATGCCATAATAATTATCCCATGAAAACAAAAGGAACCATCGAGAGAATCCCGACGATTGCGAGCCCCACCCAACTTGCATAAATCGCAAGCTCGTCGGTACTCACGAGACACCGCGCATTCGCAGGCAGGCGCGAAGAAGATCCGCCGTCTCGCGGCTTCCTCCGTGCGTCTCGATATGCAGCAAGAACTCTTGAATTTCCTTGAGCGTTGCCGCCCGTCCGCCGATTTTGATCATGTCGAGACCTTACGCGTAAGAATCGTTACGGTCAACAATCCTGTCAATTTGTCTCCAGCATCACGGAAATTGCCTCAACAAACTCACGTGAAAGAACCTGCGTCTTTTTCGAGTCGGGCGAGACGAGCTTCACGCCATCGCTTGAAAAGCTGTGCAGCTTCCAGCCGCTTGCGCTGAGAATGGGCACCATGGCGAGTCGCCAGCCTTCGGCGAACGCGCTGAGAGACGTGACGACCTTGCCGCCTGGCAGAATTCTCTTGATTGAATCGCTCATGGGTTTGCCTTGCTTGCGCACGAGACGCATTCGACGCGGCCAAATCGGTCGCGCATTTGTCGCCAGCCCTTCGGCCATAGCGTGCTCATCGGCACACCGAAAGTTTCGGTCTTTTCCACGCGGTTGCACACCGCGCAGCGCCATTCTACAAAACTAGATTGCGGTTCCATGTTTCTTTTTCCCTATCTTTGCACAGTTATCCCTGCGGAGACACCCGCAAGATTTCACTCTGGCCTGTACAAGGTTGCGTGGCGCAACGAGATGCCTCGCGCCGCAATCGCATAGGCAATCCCAGCGCAGGCGCCCAGCGGGATTGCTCGCCGCGATGACGACGAGCAGCCTTCCGAAGCGCCTTCCGACTAGGTTATTTGCTAGGCGCATGTTTCTCCTTTTGCTAGATGCATGTTTTTCCTTCAGCGCGTCGCACTCTTCCTCGGCGAGCCGGCGGGCACGGTTGCAGGACGCGAACGTCAGCTGTGCGTTGTCGCGCTCCGTTCGGACTCGCAACAGCTCGTCGGCAAGTCTGCGCCGGTCCGCGCAGCAATGGCGGTGCCCGTCGCATGGGGCTCCAGTGTCGAGGGCTGCGAGCTGTGCGCGCGCCTCGTCGCGCTCTTTTACGACACGGTCGTAGAGACAGTCGGAACAGACGCGCACGCGGTCTGCCGTGAGGCAGTCGGCACCTTCGGCCCCACAGTCAGCACAGGTCATGGCTCGTCCTCCATTAGCGTCGCCAACGCTTTGCGGAGCGTTTCATGGTTTGGCCCAGTGTAGCCAAGCATGACAGCCGCTCTTGCTTCCTGCGAAACCCACCGCAGTTTATCGAGCACGCGCTCACGCTTGACCGCGAACGCCTGTAGTCGCTCCACCTGCGCCCGC